ATCCGCTTTGTTTCCAGCTAAATTAATAGTAGTTGGTTTCATTAATGCCATATTACTTATCTTTTATTTTTTTAAATTCTACATCAAGCTTGCTGTAGTCTACTCTTTCGTTTTTATCATCGTCTTTGGTTACAGCTTTATCATATAGTTCTTTTGGTAAATCATCCGCTATAACACCTTGGTATACTCCAGCTCCGTACGTACTTGGATCTTTGTATTCAAACTCATAAATATTAACGCCAGACTTTGATTTACCAATTTTCTTTATGTTTTTCTTTAAGTCTCTATCTGAAAGCGCCACATTCAATAAAATTGAAGCGCCAAGACCAGCGGCACTCGACCACATTGCTTGTTGTGCTTGTGCTTGAGATCCAAACATTTCAGACATTGATCCCATACCAGCCATTTGATTACCTTGAGCACCTGTGAACGCGCCCTGTAAGCCAGCTAACTGACCCATTTCCATGCCTAATATACTTGATAATTGTCCAAACTCAGCTTGTTGTACGGCTGCAGCCCCTTGAGCAGCGGCTATATCTGCAGCCCAAGCGCCTTGAGCTATTAAGTTTTCTTGAGCTATATTCATTTCATTAGCCCATTGGTCACCTTGAAATTGTAAATTTTGTAGTTGTGCATTTGCCTTTAGTTGTGCATCTTGTAAGGCTTGTGCTCCAGATAAAAATTGTCTTTGTTGCTCAGCTGCGCCTTGAAACTGTAAATTTTGTAATTGACTAGCACCAGCTATTCTTTGTTGTTGGGCAGACATAGCTCCAGCGGCCATTTGCTCTTGAACTCTAGCTGCACCAGCTCTTTCTTGTTGTTGTATAGCCATAGCACCTTGAGCAGCTTGGCTTTGTAATCTAGCCGCTTCACCTCTTTCTAATTGCTGTAATCTAGACGCCTCTTGCATTTGCATCATTTGATTTTGTCTTTCTTGTTGCGCTATACCGGCAGAAGCTTGTTGGGCCTGTAATTGACCTTGGTTAGCCATTGTTTGAGCAAGGGCAGCTATACCACTACTACCAGCAGCACCTCTTAAGCCTTGCATTATATTTGCTTGCTGTTGTGCTATTTGTTGTGCCCTAACTTTTCCTGTTTGCGTTGCACACTTGTTATTTATTTTTTCGTTTTCTCTTATTGCTCTTGCTGCATTGTTACTTGCACTTTTTGGATAGTCTGTGTAAGTCTCAAATTTAACAACGAGTGCACGCAGCTTTGTTATTACAGTTGCATATTTCATAGCTAATTTTTGGTGGTATTAATGTTATTGTAAGTTTTCCTATTCTAAATTTTATCATTTGCCTATTTGTGTTGTGGGTTGAGGTATATTACAGCTTTCAAAACTTTGTTCTACTATGACTGGTAAATTAAATACCCACCCTGTTACTGAATTATCAAATCTCTCTGTGAAGGGTTCAAGCGTAAAACTATCGTCTACAAAATATTGTGGTGTATCTCCGTGACTAGCTTCGTAGTGATTAAGACTTTTACCGTGCTTAAATGTGCTTATAATATCTGTACACATACTAAGACAGTCGCTTAATACTTCTTGTTCGTTGCTTTCGTCAGGTTCTACTAAATCCATTACAAATATTTGAAAGTTAAATATAAACTGTGATTTACTAGCTGTGACGTTTACTGGGTTTATGTGCATAAGAGGAAACAAAGTATTTTTCTCTAAGTCTATTTCAAATATGTCACCTGATGTAACTGTTTTGATCTGAAAATGATTGTTACCCAGTTGCTCTAATGTGTCTACTAAATTATTATACGTCTTGTCGTTTACCATAATTTGTGTTTTGTGTTGTGTTTAAGTCTGTTTCGTAACTTAACCACGTTAGACATTCATATAAACTAAGTTTTGTAATCCTGTCTAAATTTACTATTTCACCATTTGTTAGTCTATACATTACGCCAAACCAACCCCACTTCTTTGCGAATTGTTCATCAACTGTTGCTTCGCCTTCTTTAACTTGTCCGTTAAATACAACTGCAAAATTTTCAATAGTTCGCTTGCGAAAGTCCAAAAAAAAACCAACGCTTGCTGAACTTCTTGTGCTTTCATCTCTAAAAACTTTCTAGCTCTAAGTCTCATTGTACTACTGTCGTACGCTTCTATAGAATAATACTTACCTTCTGTTTGTGTAATAGGTCTGTATAATATTGCTACTATATTAGGCATATTCTTTTCAATACCACCTTTTATATAGTGTTCTATGTCTGCGTATTCGCCTAAAGTTATACGTTCTAAGTCAGGTATAAAACCATACTGATCATTACCGACTTTTATGACTTGTTTAAACTTACTGTTTTTACTAGTCTGTAGCTTTGCAATTACTCTTAAAACTTTTGTTACGTCTTCTAAAGTCAGTTGGTTAATTAATTCTTTAGGCATATCTGTCATTAGGTTTATCATATCCTGTGACTTTTCTATTTCGCCTTTGTTTTCTGACTGAATCAGTTTTATCCAAGTTTCTAAAGTTACATCACTCCAATTCTTAATAGTAAATTTATGCTGCTTGTCGTCTTTAGTAACTTTAATTCGCATAATATATAATAGAAATTTAGTTTATTTAGTTTAAAAATGTATATTTGTTTATCTTGTTTCCCTATAAGGGTTGCCTATACTCCATGTTCTTTTCAGGCAGCCCTTTTCTTATTGTACAAAGTATTTACCTGCGTTAGGGTTGTCTAAATGATAAATAACGTTATACCTTATTCCGTCTATTGCGTGGTTATAATTATCTACGTATAATTTAGAACCTTTGTCTGCGTATACATAGTTGTTTAGTTCTTTAACTATATTAACACTTTCAGGACTTACCACTAACTCAAAGTCTTGCATACGTGTTATACCACTTTCTATAGTTCCTTTTTTTACAGGTCTTATATTTACTCCTTTGTGTCTAAGGTCTTCTATTAGTCTAGGTTCTGCGCTATCTGCTACAATTAGTTTGTTACCTACTCTGTCAAGTATAATCTTTGCTAACTCGTGTGTCTTTAGTCCGTTTTTATATATGTGTTCGTGTACATATAATTTGTTCTTTGTTTTGTCAATAGCTACTTCTGTTAAGCTGTCAGGATCAACAGAAAACCCAAAGTCCATACCACAAGATGTTTGTAAGTTGTCAGGGTTGAATTTACCTATTGACCAATTTTCAAATACTACACCCTCTGCTTTGTCTAACCACCCACCTAATATATTATGATTGTATTTCTTAATATTGTTTTTGCGTATAGCTTGTATACGATCTAAAAAACTTTGTGATAGATTTTGTTTATTGTCTCTATAGGTTGTGTGTATATAACAAACATTTTCTTTAATACCATTGTAACTAGGTGGTACACCTCTTTCTTCAAAGAATCGTTTATATATCCAATGCTCTTTTGTGACTGGGTTTAAAACTAATATAATTCTATTTTGTACTTTCTTTTCTCGTATACTTAAATCAATAGTGTCAAATGTGCTTTCGTCTATTAGTTCTTCTGCTTCGTCAAGCACCCAACAAGAAATACCTTGTAAACTCTTTAGACTTGCAGTTTGGTTACCTGCAGACGTTTTTATACCTCTAAATAGTATGTCACTACCATTTGCAAGATTTACTACTTCTGACTTGTTTATATCAAATATATTCTCAAATCCTAGTAAACTGATCTTTTCTAAAAATTCAGGTATTATAGACAAGTGTGCAGAAACCATTGTATAACGTGTAAACAATACCCTTATGTTTTGTGACATAGTAAGTAGGGTTAAAAATACTGTTACTGCAAAAGACTTACCTGAACCACGTCCACCTGTTATGATATAATACCTACAGTCTGACTCAAATAGTTTTTGATATTTATTGTTCAGTTCCAGAGTCTACAAAGTTTATTAACGGTAAGTGTAAACTATCGTCATTTGTAGTTACGTCTACTCTTTGTTGTGGTTTACCATAAAAGTATTCAAAGTATAATTTAACTGACCATTGTTCTTTTTTCTCTAAACTTTCTTGTAGAGCTTTAAGTGCTAAATCATTAAAAGGTGTTAGTTTTTCTATTAGCTTTTGCTCTTCTGCTTTTGGTTTGCGTCCTGCACCTTTTCTTTTACCACCGTGTGTGTTCATTTTGAAATAATTTGATTAATCAAGTCTATATTATATAAGAGAAACTACTTGATTTCATTTGGTGGCATCAATATTACACCTAAATCATTTTGCGCCCAAATACGTACTTCTTCACAATATAAAGTAAAGTCTTCAGTTGTTAAGTTACTACTACGATCAGGTATAAACATATTTTTTAAATGTTCGTGCATCTCGTATTTATGATACCCTGTGTGATCGCATAGTGGTTTAACTATACATTTCCAATAGTATTTATTCTGTTGATGTGTTCTTGTCATCTAAAAAGAAGGTTTGTCTAATTGTTCTAAACGTTCTAATTCAAATCGTAGGTGTTCACGTGCTTTTTCTATACACTCTTTAGATGTTGCGTGTTTTCTGTTTGCTCTTAATAAGTAAGTTACTGCTGTGCCTATATTATAGTTAAGTTCGTAGTCTTCTATTATTTTACGTGCTTCGTAGCCGTGTATTTTGCCTATATAATAATTAGGTATTCTTGTCATCTTTTGGTTCTATCTTGTCTATGTTTTCGCTAATCTTGTCATTTTCGTTTTTCTCAATAAGTATCTCTATCATAACTACGCCTATTATAAGTATAAAAGCAATACCTATGATTAGTAAAAAAAACAAAATCATTTTTCTAATTCTTTGATTGCGTTATCTACTCCGTTTATTCCTGTGTGTTCAGGATATTCTACTAAAGAATATTTACTAAAAGATACTGGTTCTTTATATCTATTCTTAGAGCTGACAAACTCACTTCTTATATTATATCCTTGATCTTTTAGTTCGTATATTCTTGCTCCTAGTTGCATAATACCATATTCTTTCATAGCTTCTAATGCTGTGATACTACCTTTGTCGTTTAGGTGTCTTATTATTCTGTCTTTTTGTGTTAATGTTTTCATTTTTATTTATTTAATTTTTCGTAAAGTGATTTTATTCCTTTCCACATAGTATGTAAACACGAACCACAATTAGTTGTGGGTTTATATTTAGTTTTATATATAGTGTTATACAATTCAACAAATCTTTTTTTCGTTTCAACGTCAGGTGCTTGTCCGTCTTTAATCTTTTGCCATACACATAGTATTTCTTGTTTTAAGTGCATAGGTGAATCTTCGTCATATTCTCTTTCTTCTGTTTTATAAGGAAACATCTTGTTTAGTTTCTCTTGTCTTTCGTCACACCCACAGTCATCTTTGCCTACTGCTTTAGCTATCTTTTTTGCTAGCTTATCTATCTTAGTAGCTGAAGTGAATTTTTTTATAGTGTCTCCTAGACCTTTGCTTTTTTTACTCATATTATTCTTAATTGTGCTTGGTGTTGTTTTATTCGTTTAATAGCTGCATTATAGTATTCTGTATCAAGTTCACAAGCAGTTAAGTCATATCCTAAATTATGACAAGCTATAGCTATTGAGCCACTACCTAAATGTGTATCAAGAATTTTATCTCCTTCTTTTGCGTAGTTTATTAAAAGCCATTCATATAGTTGCACAGGCATTTCGCAAGGATGTATTCCTTGTCTTTCTTTTCCAATAAAATTAGTCCAAGTTTGGTTGTACATTTCAATCTTTTTATGCATAGAACAAGAAGCTATAACACATTTAGAAAAGTTAGGCATAGGTTGATTTTTTACCCATACAATCGCCCCTTTATTTTTTTCAAAACAATTAAAATAGTTTGCTCCAAAAATAATTCTATTCTTTGATACTCTTTTTAATTCCTTAAAATATAATTCACTTGGAATACTGTTATTCCAAACGACTTTAGTGCCTCTATTGTTAGTTTGAACAAAATTACCAATCCCAAAAGGTGGGTCAACAATAGCCAAATCAAAATCATTATCTTCATACCTTGACATCAGTTCCATATTATCTTCATTAGTAATATTAATCATTAAATAATTCTATTAGTTCTTTTCTTACTTTGTCTATTGTTGTGTACAAGCTGTTTCTACTTATACCTGTTTTTTCTGCTAGACTATCTAACGTGTTTTTTTCGTAGTAGTATAGTTTAAATATTTCACGATCATACCAATACATTGTATCTAACGCTGTGTCTATTTGTTCTAGCTTTTGATAGCTTTTAGGTATTTCAATAACTGGTATGTTTTCTAGCTTGTAGTTTACGCTTGTAGTTATATTACAAGTATCGTCTAATTTGGTGTAGTACTTTTTATACTTGTAGAAATATTGACTGCGTGGACTATTAAAACTTCTTCTAAGTGCTACTGCACCATACCTTAAAATACCTTGTTTACCGTCTTTGTCGTATATATTTTTAAGTGTGTCTTTATTCATCTGTAAGAAGTATAACATAAGTTCTTGTACTACTTCGTTTATTTCGTTTTCATCTGTTGTAAATGCGTATGACATCTCTATAAAATCTTTTCTGCAATCTGCTACTATTTTATAAATCTTATTCACTTGTAGGTTTAATGTCTCTAAGTTTACTAATAACGTCTACAATTATTTCTGACAATAACATTTGATACGTTCTTAACTGCGCTATGTTTCTTTTGTTTTCTATACCTGCAAAAAAACCATTCGTCATAGTTGTTACATTAATAGGTATAATTAACAAAAAGTCAAGCCAGTTGCCTGTATGTGTACTTATCTTATATTCGTTGTGATATTCTATAATAGTGTCTAAAACTTCTAAATAATTAAGATATTTAGGTTTACTTGCGCATTGTTCAGCGAAACTACATACCGTGTCTAAATACTTTTCAATTATTATTTCGTGTTCTTTATTGACGTATATAGGTTTCACGTTTGTAATTTAATTTTATTTTTTAATCTAAACCTTTTTCTTTTTTTAAGTTTTTAACAAGCGTTTTGTAATAAGTTATATTTTCGTTGTATTCTACTCA